GAGAATGTGATTGTTTGGGTGTGGCCATCGCCAAGGTTTTGAACCGGCGAGCGGTCTTCGCGGTATTGCGAATGCAGGACGTTGGAGGCGCGGAAATGCGTCCGGCCTTCTTTTAGTGCGGTGCTGAATGCGTCGGCCACGGCATCGGCGTACTTCTCGAAGTCGTTGGAAAAATCCGGCTGGTTGCTGCCGTAGTTCGGCGCGTCAAGTTGCTGAAAGCGGAGGTACATCACGACGGCCGCGCCAACGGTGCCCGAGAAGGTCTTACCAACGATCTTGTGTTTGTCCTCGGCAAAGGTTGTACAGATGACGGCGCCTGGGAACTCGAAGATTTGGGAAACGTCTACTTCTTCGTCGTCCAGGTAGCCGTAGGCGACGTTCTTGGAGTTCGCGCCAAACTCCAGTGCAAACGGCGTGATTCCGTAGCTTTGCGATAGGCTCCCCAGTTGCGCGTTGAAGCCCGTAGTGCCATCGGAGAGCGCCGCAACTAGGGCATCGCGTGTTGCTTTTCGGTAGTTGGCCATGGATTATGCGGCGCGGCCAAAATACGTTCGGCGTGCGGTGATCGTGGAGCGGGAGGTGGTTGCCGCGCGTGGTAGGTTGCGGCCTGTGCGGATGGTTTGCTCGACGCCATCGGCGAATAGTTGCGTGGCGAGTTCGAGCATTTTAGCCTGGTCGCCGTTGGAGAAGCGGAGGAGGTCGGAGTGTACGCGGGCCTTCATGCGCCCCAGGCGCGTGCCGGCGTCCGCAATGGCTTGCCGGTCGTCGGAGTAGCGCGGCTTGATTTCGTCCAACAGCGCGCCGGTGAGGTTCATATCTCGGACAGCCCGGCGCCCGGTCTTCTTCGACTTGAAGCGCGCATAGCGCTTTTTGAGCGGCTTCGTTGGCCCGTCGTCTTCGGAGACACCTTTCGCCAGGCGCGCCTTCATTGCCTTGATCCCGGCCTCTAAAATGCGGAGGTTGTGGAATTTTCGGAAGCCGAACCCGACGAGTCGCACGTTAACGCCGTTGTATTTGATGCGGATATCGGGGATCATTTCAGGAGTTTGGCGGCAAGTTTAGCGGTGGCTTCGGTGAGCGACTTACTGGCAATGGTTGGCGCGGTGGTAATAGACTTCGCGGCCAAATACCGGCAGTAATCGCAATGGCAGGTCATAACGGATTCGTAACGGCCAGCTTCAGTAGCCGCCCGCCGCCAGCGTCTTTTTCGACGTCGGCAACGCGGTAGGTGACACTATCCAGGACGATGTGATCGCCTTTGATTGGCTCGCCTTCGGTGAAGGAATTGAGCGGCGCCCAGGCGGTTTGATAGACGCGCTGGGATTGCTGTACCTGCTCGCCGGTGTCGAAAACGAGGGTTATCGTGTACGAGGCACCGGCGCGCGGGTAGTAAGTGGCCTCTTCCCCAAACACGGCGAGGAGAGGCACCGTGGCAGTATCGAAAAGGCCACTGAAGGTGGACATGGCTGGTTAGTATTCGGCGACCACGAGGAACTTCTTCGAGGCCGTGACGGTCACGACCACGTTCGTGCTGGTGTGGCTGCCATAGGTGACGTTGACGCTGCCGGCGGTCGCCGGGGTCAGGTCGGTGTAGGTAACGAACACGCGCGACGGAACGAACCCGAGGCCGTGGGCCACGTTCTGCGCGCTGCCCGTGCCGGTCTGCTCGGAGGAAACGAACTTCAGCGTGAGCGGCCCACCATGCAGCTTGACGCGGACAGTGGTATCGCCGGAAACGGCGGCCCGCGTGCAGACGCCAACTTCGCAATTGCCGGCGGCCGTGGTCGTCAGGTACTTGTTCGTGTTTTCCCAGTACACCGCGTCGCCCACCGAAATCGCGCCGGTGGTTTTGGCGATGTCGAACACGCCTTCGGTTTTGAATTGGCCAACGGCTCCGGAAGTGGTATCGGACACCGCAACGCCGAAAATCTTGCCCACGCGCGCCGCCGCACCGGCGACAACGGTATAAGGGGCGGTAAGCGCGAGAGAGTCTCCCGCCTGTACGAAATTATCCATGGTTTTGCCCTCGTGGGGCGGCCCTCGCCGCCCCTAGTTGTTTGGTTGCCTTGTTCCGCCGATTAAACGCCGCTGGAGTAGTAGAGGCCCTTCCAGCCGACGGCTTTGGCCGCGAAGTCGAGAAAGACGTTGATGCGAACGCCAAGAATGTCGCCAGCGTTTTCGACGCGGTAGAACTGCGGGCCGGGCGCGCCCGCCAGGTTGGCGTATTCGACATCGCCCGTTGCGGCGGCGCCGTACCATTTGGCAGTGTCGGTGAGTTCGGCATCGGACACGACTTCCAGCATTCCTGCGAACCAGTTCTGATCGGAAATCTTGACAGAAGGCCCGGTTTCACGCATGGCAGTGACAGCCGTCATGCGCTTGGCGGGCGGGACGATGAGGTATTTCGGCATCAGGTTCAACGGGCTTACCCCGTCGATATCCTTCTGCGTGGCCATCGCCACAAACATGGAGTCCAGACCGGTGTTACCGATGGTGCCGGTGCCGACGTTTTCATGATCGGCATGGAACAGCGTCACGCCGTCATTCATCGCCGCGTTCGCCGTTAGGATGGCGTACACGGTCTTGTTTTCCAAGCGCGCGCACTGCTCGCCCATCTTCGCGCTGATGTCGTTGAAGGCACCGAGGTCGTCGTTGATGAGCATTTGGCGCGTGAAGCTGATGCCGCGCGCGTAGGTCGCCAGCGCGTAGGATTCGCGCTCCTCGCCCATGGTGCCCAGCGTGACTTCTCCGCCTTCGGGGACTTCCAGAAGCACAGGGGCCGCACCGCTACGAATCCGGCGCATCGTCTTGAAGTCGTTCGCCACACTCGCGCGGGACCAGGTTTTGTAGGTCACGGGAGCGGTGTCGTAGGCGGTCAAAAGCACTTTGCGCAGCCCGTTTTCCAGGATGTACGGGAAGTCGCTGGTGGAGTGGAATGCCTGGATACAGAAGTCGGTTTCATTCATGCCGCGCGTGTTGACGCCCGCGCGCGCCAGCACTTCTTCGGCCAGCCGGCGAACGCCCATGCCACGGAAGTCGTTGGCGGCTTCCACTTGATACTTCGACGGGTCCACGCGGTTCAACAGCGCGGAGACGCCCAAGGCGCGCCGCGTGTCGCGCTCGTCGCGGGAGATCGTGGCGGCGGTGTGGCCGACGCGGGTATCGGTCGCCATATCGGCGACGATCTTCGCCTCGATCACGGCATCTTTGAATGCCTCGACCGTCTGCCCGCCAGAGATGGCGGAGTTGATGGCCGTGGCGGGCATCTTGGCGAGCGCGCCGATACGGGAGATTTCGCTGGTGCGGGTCCGTTCGGCGGCCATGGCGGCGGCGGCAATAGCCTCGGCGTTGATAGCCGGGTTCTGCCCCGTGGATTCAACAGGGTTCGGATTGGGCATATAGCCCTCCTTGTGTGAGTTGTCATCAGGGGCAGAGCCCTGGAGTTTGTTGGGCGGTGCAACTTCCACCGCATTCGCCACCGGCCCAACCGCGCACAATGCAGCGGGGGCGTTACGGTAGGCGGTCAAATTCCATTCGTTTTTCGCGGCCGTGGTTTCCACGATCCGGTCAGCTAGACCAGCGTCTACGGCTTCCTGTGCGGAAAACCAAGTTTCCGCGTCCATCCATGCTCGGACGGTCGCCTCGTCTTTGCCAGTGCGGCGCATATAGTCGGCCGTCAGTGAATCGGCGTACTTACTGAGAACTTCCGCAACGGCCATGTGATCGGAAGCGTTGCCGAAAGCCAGAGCGTGCGGATTGTGGACCATCACAAACGCGCCCGCCGTAATCTCGATTTCGTCGGCCGCCAGCATAATCACGGACGCGGCCGATGCGGCCAGCCCATCAATATGCGCAACCACTCGCGCCGGGTGCTGCGCAATGGCCGTAGACATTGCCCGCGCGGCGTCAACCTCCCCGCCTGGGGAGTTGATACGCAAGTGAATCAATGACGCCTTCAGTGACTTCAAATCCTTGGCAAATTGAGACGCCTGAATTCCCCACATACCACCAATCGCGTCGTAGACAAACACTTCGGCGGCATCTTCCGCCTTCGCGTTGATCTCGTAACGGCGCGGCTTTTGTTTGTTGTCGGCGAAGAGTTTATTGAGGCTCATCAGGTACCTGCTCTTGCGGGTTTGCCGCGTTGTTTTCTGCGATGGCAAGTTGACCGTTGAAAAAATCCACTCCGGCCTCTTGTAATCCCTCGGAGTATTCGGAGATTTCCGCCAACTGCTGCGCTGGGTTATTCCCCGCGCCTGCCACGACTTGCGGCCAGGTCTTTTTGCCGATCTGGAGGTCTACTTGATCGGCTTTCGATTCTGACAGCCGGTCTAAAAGCTCGAACGCGGGCGGGCTCCATTGGTGCGAGGTGTCAGATGCCGGCCCATCGAACATCAGTAGGTATTCCAAGAACTTCTGCGCCGCCCATTCGCACATTTGCGGGATAAACCACGCCCATTGGTGGGACTCGACCGCGCGCTTGAACGCTACTGCGCCCATGCGGCTACTGCTGTAATTCGATTTCGAGTAGTTCCCGGTCAGCAACTCGAACGGGATTCCAATGCCTGCCGCAAAGTCTCGCTGGCGGCTCGTTTTGTAGTCGTCGTACCCGCCAGCGTATGCCGGCTGGTTGAATTTCACATCTTCGCCCGGCCGCAACTTCAGCATCATGCCCGGCTCGAACGTTGAAACCGGGTTGCCGTTGGCGTCGGCTACTTCGGTGGTAAACTGGAATTCGTCGCCTTCAGGCGAGGTCACTGCGGCGGCAATACACGCCTCAGTACGCTTGCGGATAATCTCGGCTTCTTCCCAATCTGCGGTATCTTTTGCGGGGAGGGTTGACGGCGCCAACCGGGGGACGATCCGAACCTGCCCAGGCCGCTTTGGGCGCCCAATATGGGAAACCTCGGAAGCGGGCACGCGATGCGACATCGTGCTGATAGAGCCGGGCAAGCCGGATGCCGCGCTATCGCCGGGGTGACGGTCGAATAGCCAATACGCCACGCGCTTTCCGACTCCGTTGAATTCGACGCCCTGGATGATGTAGCCGCTCGCCAGCGTGGCCGTTTTGAGTGTGTCCAGGTAGTCGGCTTCGAGAACTTGAATCTGCACCGGAGGCCACACGCCATCAGAACGGCGACGGGGGCGGGATCGGAGAAGGACTTCGCCGGTTTCAAATTCTGCGTCACACGCCTGGGCTTGAATCGCCTCGAAACCAGGCAGGCTGTCAGCGGAGCACGTCTTAACCCATGCGTCCCACTTCGCCTGCACCGTGGCGTCATTCCACTGGCACAGGATGCCTGTCCCGACTACTGAATCGGTCCATTTCGTTTGACCACTACCGGCCAAAGGATTATTACGGATGAGGTCGCGCGATCGGTCGCGGAGTGCCACCAGCCCGCCCGATGTTTCAGCGTTGGCCGATGCTCCACTTGTTGTCCACCCGGCCGTGCGGCGGCCGTCTTTCGCGCCTTCATAGGATGCCTTCGGATTCAGCGCGGCGCGGGCGCGACTCCGCCGAATCCCGGCAGCCGGGTCGAAAAACGCGACGACTTTATCCACGATGTTTAGGCTCATCCGTTGCTGTGCTGAATCAAGAGCGCGCGATTCGTCCGCGTGCCAGTGGAGGATGCGAGTTCTCCGTCAAGGATCGCCAGCGCTTTTTCCATGCCCGCAATATCTGCGTAGGTCACGGACTTGTCGCCGGTCGTGATGGATTTCACGGCGTCGGCAATCCGCCCTACTAAAGCGTCCCGTTTTGTCTGGAGTTCTGCGGTTGTCATCGTCTAAGCCAATTACTCCCGCCCTGTAGCCACCCGGGCCGCGCTTGCGGCTTAGGTTGCTCAGATGGCTGCTGTGTGATCTGCGTTGGGCCTTGTTGCCGTGCAACGGTAACCCCGCGCGGCAGAGGCTCTATCGCCACCTCTAACGCCTTCCAGCGCGCTTCCGGCCACTTACTCACCCCAAGATGCTCCGCCGCCGCCCGTGCGTAATTCGCGGTATCCAGCGCCTCGTTGCGTCCAGTCTTGTGCCAGCGGCCTTCCATGAAGCCGCGCTTATTCTTCGCCTGCACGTACCGCTCCGCGACGAGTTGCTTATACCACTCGTCCGTTTCCCGGTAGTGGTGGACCCAGCCGGGCGGATGTTCCCCGCCCTCCGCTGATTTGCCGAGGCGCAACTGACCGTAAAGCTCAGTCTTCGCCATCGACACATTGACCGGATACACCAGCACTCCACGGCGCCGGCGCTTCGAGTTCGATTCTGTTGTTTTCGGCGTCCCAAGGATCGCCGTCCCGGTGTCGTAGCCTTTAACCACGATCACGCGGCCCGGTCCCTGTTGCCGCGCCCAGTCGTATACCTGCGTGGATTGGTCGCCGGAGTCAATCGCCGTTCGGCTGATCGACATATCGGCGCCGGATGCGTGTCGCCAGGTTTCCCCGAGCATTCCTGTTAGTTCGAGCCATGGCCCCGCGCCAAGGCGGGCGGTGTCGCCGAAGAGCACCCGGTAGTCCACTAGGAAGCGCTGTTTATTGCGCCCCCAGCCCCATACAGCTATTTCTAATCGGTCGCGCTGTACGTCAACCCCGGCCGTTAGAATCAACGCGCCAGCGGGCACTGTGCCCTTTTCGTAGTCGGACGCGCGGGAGGCGATGATTTCCCAGTCGGGGGCGTCGCCGGTGATCTTCCATAGTTCGGCGAGCTTCGTGTTGATGAACGATTTCAGCTCGCCCGGGTCGTCTTTCGACGCGAGGAAGTCTTCGGCCAGCTCGCCCCATGGCGTGATGAGCGAATAGAGGCGCGGGAGGTGGAAGCCGGCTATTTTCGACTTCGGGTTACCCTTCACCCACTCGCCGCGGTCGATCATCCACGGCTTTCGCCAGTTTTCAATCTGCCCATGGCAGAGTTCGCACTCGTACCAGGCTTCAGCCGGATCTGCGCCCCACTTCACCCGCTCCCAGATGAGCACCTGATAGGCGCCGCAGAGCGGGCAGGGAACGTTATATTTCCGCTGGTCTGAGCGCGTCCACCACTCGAAGATGACTGAATCACCTTCGAGCGTTGGGGTGGACGCCAGCGCAACTTTCCGTATGCGCCGAAAATTCGCCGTTCTCATAATGAACAGGCGAACAGTAGAGCCCTCTTTTCCGACTTCGCGCGGCCAGCGGTCTACCTCGTCTCCGAGGGCGTACCGGATCGACCGCATCTGGAAATTCTCTGGCGTTTGCGCGCCAAGCATGGTCAGCGATCCACCGCGGAACCGCTTTTCGTTGATCGTGTTCCCGGCTTCGCGCGATTTCTTTACGGCCACAAGCCCGGCCAGCGTCGGGCAGTCCCGAAACATCGGGTCGATGCTCTTTTTGCTGAACTCTTCCGTGTCCGCTTCGCGCGGTTGAATCAAGAGGATCGGGCCGGGGTCGTTGGCGATGTAGGAGCCGATGGCGTTTTCGTAGGCCGTCGTTTTCAACATCTGCGAGGCGCACATCAGCACGATAAACTCGGTCGGATCGTGTGCGCTGAGGACGTCCATGGGCTCCCGTTGGAAGGCCCAGGCCCGGAAGTCGCCGGGAGATGCACTGCGTTCGCTGGAGAGCTTGCGGTTACTCTCCGCCCACTCCGTCACCGTCTGCCGGATCGGCGGACGCATCGCCTTCGCCGCCGCTGTCCACAATAGCTGCGCCTGCGTCGAGAAAGTCATCGGCTAATTGAGCGGCGCATCGGTCAGTTTCGCGGATCAGGAAGAGGCGTACTTCAGTCGGGTCAGTCATCGCGGCCAGTTGGTCGCACAGGGCGTTAGGAAGCGCTGAGAGCTTCTGGCGGACCATTTGGCAGAGCTGCGCCCAGGCGGCGGCGGCAATGGCTACGGGGATCACGTCGCCCTGTTTTTGCTGGAATTCGAGCTCTCGAAGGTTGGCGAGCGCGGACTCTTTGCGGAGTTGCGCGTCGATGAGAGTGTCGTCGCGCGGCGCTTGTTCGTAGCGGTTTTCGATGATCGAGTCGTCTGATTCACCGCGCCGGCGCCTGCGGTTGACGTTTTGTGGCGAGATTCCCGCTTTTTCAGCCACGGAAGCGGCCGAACTTCTACCATTTTTCATGGAATATAGTTTTTGGTAGGACTAACTAGGTATCGCGTGCAATAAGTCAACCCTTTTCCATTTCCGTCCTGGAAGTACCTTTAGTACGGGGGGGGGGAGGTCTACCATCAAAACCCAGCCATCAGCGAAGAGCGGTGGGTGTAGGTATTCGGCAAGACCTTCACCACAGTGGCTTGCGCCGTTATCCGCGTGGCGATCTCGTTTGGTTCAGCTAACAAAAAAACCCGCGTTACCGCTTTATCTTTGCGGCGCTGAATCAAACGAGCCACGCGGCCAGCGGTTTTGAGGATGCGCAAGGTTGCAAGGCTGATTGCCCGCCGCTTACCGCTTGCGTTTTCACAAATCACAGTCGGTCCGGCCAGTTTCAAGGTGTCCAAGCGCATCTCCTCGATTGGGAGCCCGTGAGGGCTGGCGGTGATTGTCCCCACCGGGGGAGCCTTACGGCTTATTCCCATTACGCTATTTTTTTTTCACAGTGTCAAGCCTCACGTGTAATATTTTCTTCGCCGTCGCAACCCGTAGCGCTTCCCACAGCGCAGCCATCGTCGCGGATTGGTCCGCTAAGATGCGTTGCATCAGGTTGCTGTGTCGTCGTAACTCCTTTATTTCCCTACGCATTGTCGTCAACCGAGCGTACAGCAACTCTTCGTCCTCTTCGCTCATAGCGTGCCCCCAGCGCAACGGCATTTCCCGCTGAAGTAATACGGCTGTTTGAGCGGATTCCCCTGCTCGTCCACCATGCCATGAACGCGTACCCACTTCGTGACGCGGATTTCTCCACCTGCGCATCGTGCCGGGTGGTGGATCTTTTCGAGCCCGCGCGAGTTGGGATCGTAGTCCCAATACGTCATGCCTTCGATCACCCGCCCGCACCCGCCCGTATTTGCCCTAGGAGCTTCGTTTACCGGCTGCCCATGCTTCGCCTCGTTCAGCGCGTCCGCGATGTCTTGCGGCCCCGTTGGAAGCGATTTACGGCCCAGTATGAGATCAACCGCCGCCCGAGCGTGCGCCGCATCGTCGGAATGGCTGGCGAGAACGTCAATGAGCGAGGTGAACGTCTCCGGCGCCATGAAGCCGAACCCCTGGAGATTCGACATTCGGTTTAGTTGGGCGGTGGCTGTGCCGCGGTTACAGGGCATCGTCCACCTCCAGCCCGGCCTTCAAGTCCACCGGCCCAAACCTTCGCGGCGCCCGTGGTGCTGGCGGTGTTTGCGAGTACGTGCCGTCGCGGGTCCACCATTGCGCCTGCTTCGTCCGCAGATCCGGGTTGGCGTCATATGCCGCCCGCCACTTGCGCACGCTGGCCGTGAAGCTCAGGCAAAACCCGGCCGGGTTACCCTCGAAGCTGGCCGACTTCTGGAACTCGCTGCGCATGGCCGATGCCGTTAGTCCGACATCGCCGCCAGCCGGCAAGTGCTCACATGCGAATTTCGCCGCGGTCTGGAAAAGCTCGTCTGGTTCGGGGCCGTTGTCGTCGATGCGGAGTTGCTGAGGCGGGGGCGGGGCGGGCGTCAGCGCGCCATTCCCCCTTCCCCCTTCCACATTCAACATTCCACATTCAACATTCATACCGGGAACCCCCCCTATCATAGAGGCAAATCCTGGGGAACTTTGGGGAAATCGTCTATCATCGGCCAATGATAGAGGCAAATCCTGGGGAACTTTGGGGAAATCGTCTATCATTGACGTATCATTGGCCGATGATAGGCCCAAATCCTGGGGAATCCTGGGGAATCCTGGGGAACTTTGGGGAATCGGCCTATCATTGACGTATGATAGAGGCAAATCCTGGGGAATCCTGGGATTTTGCTCTATCATCGGCCTATGATTGATTTGGCCTGATGGCGGCGGATACTCGCTTTCCGGGTCCTTATAGTGCGGCCGCTGGTGCTTCAGGAAGTTTACGCACTGAATTACCTCGACAGAACCGACCGGATAAAGGACGATCAGCCCGGCGTCGTGGAGGTCGTGAACCCACTGCGAGACGTCTTCCACGGTCGCCGGGTCGAAGCCGAAGGCGTACTTTTTGAGGCGCGTCGGGCGGTACTCAAGGCGCCCTTCCTTGTCCGCCAGCGTCCACATGGCGATCCACAGAAGGCGCTGCGGATAGCCGACTTTTGCCGGGTCGTCGGACTCGAAGAATCCCGGTTTGATGTTACGGGCGCGCGCCATTATACGCCTCCTTTCAGCACAATCTGCGTAACGCTAGAAGCCTCGCGCCCTCGCGCTTTACCGCACTTCCCGCAATAGGGCATAAATCGCGCCAACCCGCCGCACGCAACGCAGCGCCCGCCGATGCCATCCGTCGCCATGCGCTTGATAGAGCAATCGTGGCACCGGTCCTCATTTCCGGCTAACAGCGCGGACGGTCGATGGGTAGAGTACTTTCCACAGGTGCAACGGCACGCCCAGCGGGCCCTTTTACCGTCCAACCCGGCGGCTGCCAAACCCAGCACGGTCAGCCGCCCGAATTTATTCCCGGTAAGGTCGGTAAACGATGGGTCGATAGGCACCGTCCGCAGCGGCGGAGGTGCGTAATAGGTCGGCTGGCCGCTGGCCTGTGGCGGCGCATACGCTTGCCCGCCACCCATCGCCAGCGCCGTCTGCTTATCGACGGCTACACCTTTGGTGATTTCCACCGCCACTCTCTCAAATCGTGTCATTAGCTTCCTCTTTCCGTCTACTTCGCCCGCATCAGCCGCTTCAACACGGCCGCCTGATTCCTGCCCGCCCGCCCATCGCTAGGCGTTGTCGCCATCACGTAGCGCCGCCCGTTCGGCAGCCGCCACACCTGGTGATTTTTCTGGCGCACCAGCACGGCGCCGGCGCGCTTGAGTTGTTCGAGGATGGTCATGCCCGCCGCCGCTCCCACTCCGCAATCACCACCCGCGCCGCGTCCTCCGCGCAATTGACCGTGGCGAGTTGCCCGGCCCATTTCGCGTGCCAGTCCCGCTCGTCGCCCGTCAACGCTTGCGCCGATGGCGGCTTTGACCCGTCCTTCAGTTCCAGCAGCACATTCAGCCCACGCCAGCCTATAAGCAAATCTGGGATGCCTTTACCCATTGGGCTCAGTATGCAGACCGACATGCCCAGGCCGCGTAGGTACGCGACCACGGCGGGCTGGTTCGAGTCGATGCGTCCGGCGCGCCTCACTGCTCCACCGCCGCCAAAACCGCCAGCATCACGGCCTCCGACCACTCGCGCGCTTCCCGCATGACCGGATAGCGCGCGTCGTGCTGGTGATGCAAGGTGACCACATATGCACGCTTCTCGGCCTCCCATCGCTGCCAAGTGCTCACGCCGTCCATCTGAATCGCGGCCAGCGCCATCGCCGCGGCGGCAGGATCGCGCGGCCAGTCTGGCACTTCCGATGACTGCATCCACTTCGGCCTGTCGTCAAAGTTCCGCAGCCATAGCCGCCCGCGGAACTCGAATACCTGCCACTCCATCACGCGCTCGGCGATCAGGCGGGATTCAGCTAGGGTCCAGGGGCGGGTCATGGTTGGGCCTCTTTACCGCGTTGCGCCCAATGCGGCTCCCATGTGTGCCCTGGATCGTCGTACTTGATGATAAACTTGGGCACCCAATAAGATCCGCCACCGGCCTCCCGGCTGCGAACTAGCGTCATCCACGCGCCAAGTTTGACACCTAGCGTATCAACGCTATCCTCTATCCTTTGCAATTCAGCCGGGATGGCTTCCCAGTCTAAATAATGCCATTGAGGTTGATAGTAGATTACCTTCGCCCTCCGCATGGCTTTGAAAATCCATGGAAAGCCGGGGATTGGCTCACACGCACTGTATTCTTGCATCGCGCGCCTCCTGCTCCATCAGAAACTCTTCCGCGAACCAGTCGCCCATGCCCAACTCTGCCATCGGGTGCCCGTCCGCGATGTACCGCGCCGCCGCTTCCCGCTGCTCGCGCTGGGCGGTGGCGATGGGGTTGTCAGTCGGCTGCATCGAATAGCCCTCCTTGCGCACCGGCATATGCCTCCGCGCTCTCCAGGTGCTTGATGGCCGTCGAAAAATACCCCGGCTTGAGTTCGATGCCAATGAACTTGCGGCCCTCGTCCAGCGCGACGAATCCCTCAGAGCCAACGCCAGCGAACGGAGACAGCACGACATCTCCCGGCGATGACCACAACTCCAGACATCGGCGAATCAACCCGAGCTGCAGCGGGCAGATGTGCTTCTCATCCTTTTCGTCGCGGGCAATGCGGAAGTTGAGCACGTCCGTCTGGTCGATGTCCCACCACACTGGCTCCGCGTACCGCCGCCAAATCTCCAAGCTCGTCCGTCCGTCGCGACCCTTGCGCGCGTATTTCGACGGGTGTTGGTCAGTCTCGCGCGGGTCGAGCTCCAGATCGCCGATGTATCGCTCGAACCCGTTCGGCCGCTCGATTGGCTTTGTGCTGAGATTGTCACCGGGCGGCGTCTTGCGGAACGCCAGCACGTAGTCAGCCATGCCCTGCCGGATCTGCGAGGAGTCGCGCATCACGGTTTTATGGAGTAGCCCGTTGTTGTTCGTGCGCTCCCGCTCCGTCACCGGGCACTTCCAGACCGTCACCCGGCTATGGAACGTCCACCCGGCGCGCTCCATAGCGGCGATGCACTGGCCTGGAAAGTCCCGCAATCCGCTCGCCCCGTCGCTGTTCCGGTACGTCGGCAGGTCTTTGACGTGCATCACACACAACCGGCCCGTCGTCGTCACGCGAAGCAGTTCCGGCGCGAGGAATCCGAAGTGCGCAAAGAACTCCTCGTCGCTCGCGCAGTTGCCCATATCGGCCTCGGAGTCAGAGTACATGTACAGGCTGGAAAACGGCGGCGAAAACACCGTCAGGTCTACCGACTCGTCGGGTATACCCTTGATGACTTCGCAGCAGTCGCCGTTGTAGAGCGCCCAGTTGCGGCCGTGCCGCTCGTCTAAAATCACGTTCATTA